CTGACATCGATGCAAAAGGCTATCAAGAACCAAGGCATTTCGCCGAGGATTACCAGATAGCTTCTTTGCTAAGATGCAGCCCGAATGTGCCTGGTCTGCCGCTAGAAATACGGCAGGCTTCGGCTCGCAAGAAATTAGAAGCTTGCGAGGCACGTAATGCCGAGACAAATGAACGTTTAGCCGGTGGGCTTCCTGATTGGTTTCAGGAGTTCTCCTCCAATGTGTTGATGATACTGGGTCCCTTAGGGGAGCCAGAACTCGTTGATATAGCGGAAAAGGCGGCGTTCGGTCCCGGCGCCAACGTGGGAGTGCGGACAGCGGGGTTGGTCCCATCAATAAAATATGAGACCGCCCCAGTGTGCACACCTGGTATGCTGAACCTCCTGAACGGGCTAATGCCCGAGATGGTGGCTAAGTACCATGACGAGCAAGGTAGTAAACCTCGCGTGGTTCCAGGGAATGCGCACTTTACGGTACCAAAGAAATGGAACATTGAGCGCTGCGCCGCAAAAGAACCGTTATATAACTCCCGCTTGCAAAGTGGGATCGGTTCCAAAATGGCAAAGCGCTTGACCTACTTTGGTGTCGATATCAGAGACCAGCGACGCAACCAAGAACTGGCTGCGATGGCGTACGAGTGGGGTCTTTCGACGGTGGACTTGTCCACTGCCTCGGACCTCGAATCGTATATGCTCATATGTCAGGCCCTCACCTTTAACGGTGATAAGGACGGCATTCGTTGGTTTAGACTTCTCTGCGCAGCCAGATCACCAGCTATGAAGATTGCTGGTGAATATCGTACCCTGGAAATGTTCTCGAGTATGGGAAATGGATTTACATTCCCGCTCGAAACAATAGTTTTCCTCGCTATGATGATGACGGTTGTACCAAGGGAAGAGCGGTGCTTTACTGCCGTGTATGGGGATGATATGATCTTACCCAAACGGTATGCGAGCGCTCTTATCGACCGCCTGGAATATGTCGGTTTCCAGGTTAACCGTACGAAGACGTGCTTGGCTGGCGCGTTCTTCGAGAGCTGCGGTACAGACTGGTTTAAAGGCCAGAATGTCCGCCCCTTCTTCTTGAGGAAAGATCCAGAAAACCCTGCTCCGTACCCGCTTCATGTGGCTAACGCCATGCGGGAATGGGCACTCAGGGTTTACAAAGTGTTCCCCCAACACCTAGTTTCTTTGTGGAACTGGTGCAAAGGGCTCACCCCTGTAGCTTTTCGATCTCCCGTTCCATCCTGGATGGGGGATTGTGGGCTACATATGGACCTCGAGAGCGCACTCAAGTGCGGTGTTATACCGGCTGCTTCGCTAGAAGATAGCGACCCCCGGTGTACTTGGGAAGGATATGTCATCAAAACAGCCCTCTTACCTGCGGCGCTCATAGAGCGACGAAGGTGGGGGGTCTTGATGGCAGCCTTAGCTCACGGAAGTGACCTGAAATTGGCCCCCTCTAGGGGTCAAGAAGCCCTTCGGGGCTTATTTGGTCGCGTCCGTACCGGCGACTCCGTGGTGGTTTGGGATCCACCACGTTTTCATCAGTGG